CCACCAAAAAAACCTAATCGCGCACGTTGATAGCACAGGGGGCACAACTTACCCCCTGTGTTATCTCTCAATCATACGGCTTTGAGATGTCGCAAACGTTTACATATGATTTAACTACAGATATAGGGCGCATACGCTGGCGCATTGGTGATAAGTATGCCAATGAGCCTATTTTTTATGACGAAGAAATACAAGTTGCTTTAGACCTAGAAGGGGATAACGTTAAGCGCGCTGCCGCGCAATGCCTTGAAACTATAGCAGCAGATCAGGTATTAACGCTTAAAGTGATCAAACTGCTACAAATGTCTACAGACGGCGCGAAAGTAGCCGCAGAGTTGCGCGCTAATGCGAAATTGCTACGCGATCAAGCACTTGCAGATGAGACGCAGCCACAAGAAGATGCAACGTTTGATATAGCTGAACAGGTTGTAGATATTTTTAGCTTGCGCGAAAAGTTGCGCAAAGAATATCAAAGGATTTACTAATGATCCGCGCTCATCGCCCGCCGATCGTTCACCCGCGTATGATGCGCGAGATCGGGCGTACACATATGGCGCAATCATTCTGTACCATAGGTGAACCAAAAGAAACGCAAGACAGTTTTGGACAGATAAAAATAGTATTCTCGCCGTATGAGCAGCTAACGGCGATCCCGTGCTATATCGAGCCGCTAACCGCAAATACAGAAGAAACGCGCAAGCCTGAAGAAGTTGTCGTTACTGGCTGGTTTCAGGTAATGTTACAGCGCTATTGCCCGTCAATTCAAACGACAGATCAAGCTACGATAAACGATGTCATCTATAATGTACGTAGCGTATATCACGATGATACGCGCACTATTACAATGCTTAATGTTGAGATCGTGAATGATGAGCAAATACCGGCATAATGGCGAAAGACGTTGTAACAATAAAAGGGTTTGACGAGCTAAAAGCTAAGTTTGCGGAGCTAAAGCACGCGGCGCGCGGCCCGGCATTGATGACGGCTGCGAAAGCGGGCATTTTACCTATACAGAACCGTGCTATTGATAATGCGCCGTACGTGAGCGGTAATTTAAGCCGCTCGATCCACACTGAAGAAGTTGCAACCGGCGCATATAGTGCGCAAGTGACTACGGGTACAGATGTTGAGTACGCGCGCCGTGTAGAAAAAGGCTTTGACGGCGTTGACGCTTTGGGCCGCGAGTATCATCAGCCCGCGCAACCGTATATGCGCCCGGCATATGATGAGGGCCGCGAAGAAGCGATCGAAGAAGTTACAGAAAGCTTAAAAACGATCGTGCTTGCGGCAGCGAGCTAGTGAAGTCTGTTAACCCTTTTTGCCATTATTTAATAGTCCCAAAAAATAGCTTTTTCAAAAAATCATTTTTTATAGGGATATAAATAGCGGCGAAAAGAGTTAACAGGATTGACGCGGCTATGCCCACAATTGACGAGCAGCTAGTAACGATCGCCAGAAATACAGCGGCAATCACGACGTTGATCGGCAATCGGTTCTATCCCGACACAAAGCCACAAGGCGCCGTGCTACCAGCGATGACATATCAACGGATCAGTACGCCGCGCATAACAACGCTTAAAGGGACTAACACGCTTGCATATCCGCGTTTTCAGCTAACGGTCTTTGCGAAAAACGCAGCCGATCGCGCTGCGCTGAAAGCCGCGATCCGGCAGACATACGCAGGTTATAGCGATCTCGCTGCCGGTGGTTTTATCGATAGAATTTTGCTCGATAGTGAAGACGATACATATACGCCCGAAACGTCAACATATACCAGTATGATCGATCTCATCGTATGGCATCAGGAGTAATGTA